TCCTATGGAATGGAACTACGAAGGATACATTGATTCTTTTGGATTACCTGTATTCGAAACACCAGAAACTGAAACTCTTGGACCAAATGGAGATATAATAGATTTAGGTGTAATAGATTATTGGCAGAATGAAGTTGATGGCTTAAAAGGAGATCAAGATGCTTTAAACGAATTTTATAGACAATTTCCAAGAACTGAAGAGCATGCATTTAGAGACGAAGCAAAACAATCGCTATTTAATCTAACTAAGATATATGAGCAAATAGATTTTAACGGTGACTTAAGACATAGCTCTCTAGTCACTAAAGGCAGCTTTCAGTGGAGAGATGGTATAAAAGATACCAGTGTCATATTTGTTCCAAATAACAACGGTAGATTCTTAGTTACTTGGGTTCCACCTGAAAACTTACAAAATCGTGTAATAGTAAAGAGTGGGGTTAAGTATCCTGGTAACGATGGCTTAGGTGCCTTTGGCTGTGATAGCTACGATATATCAGGTACTGTTGACAACAGAGGATCTAATGGAGCTCTTCATGGTTTAACTAGTTTTAGTATGCTTGATGTTCCACCTAATCATTTTTTCTTAGAATACATTGCAAGACCTCAGACGGCTGAGATATTTTTTGAAGACGTACTTATGGCCTGTGTATTTTACGGAATGCCTATACTGTGTGAAAACAATAAACCTAGATTATTATACCACTTTAAACGTAGAGGTTATAGAGGTTTTTCTATGAATAGGCCAGATAAAATCTACAACAAATTGTCGATAACAGAAAAAGAAATTGGTGGTATACCAAACTCAAGTGAAGACATAAAACAAGCACATGCCGCTGCTATAGAGACGTATATAGAAAACTTTATAGGTCTACAAGACAAAGGCTATGGTGATATGTATTTTCAAAAAACACTAAACGACTGGAGTAGATTTAACATAAACAACAGGACAAAGCACGATGCATCTATAAGTTCTGGATTAGCTCTTATGGCGTGCAATAAAAATAGATATAGACCTATACCAAAAAGAGAAATTATATCTTACAATTTAGGTATGAAAAAATATGATAACACCGGTATTGCTTCTAAAATTATAAAGTAAATGAATATAAATTATAATGCTAACAGTGCGTTTCCCAATCAGGTAGTGCCTTTGGAGGAAAAACTAAGTTCTAAGTATGGTTCGCAAGTTGCTGATGCCATACAGTCAGAATGGTTTGCACAGGGTAGAACTAATGGAAATAGATATTTAACCTCTTTTAACAACTATCATGAGCGCAGACTTTATGCTAGAGGAGAACAATCAACACAAAAATACAAAGATGAATTATCTATTAATGGTGATTTGTCTTATCTTAATTTAGATTGGAAACCAGTTCCTATACTATCTAAATTTGTGGATATACTAACCAACGGTATATCTAACAAAGATTATGACATAAAAGCTTATGCTAACGATCCAGTGTCTATAAAAAAAAGAACAGACTACGCATCTGGTCTAGCTATGGACATGTTTGGCCAGGGCATAATACAAGAGGTAAAGAAAAATACAGGTCAAGATATATCTAAAACAAATATACCACCTATAGATCTTCCTAAGACAATGGAGGAAATGGAATTGCACTTGCAGTTATCCTATAAACAAGCTATTGAAATAGCTGAAGAAGAAGCTATAACACAGACTTTAGATAAAAATAAATATGAGTTGTTAAAGCGTAGACTAAACTACGATCTAGTAACACTTGGTATTGCGGCGGCTAAAACAAATTTTAACATATCAGAAGGCATAACTTTAGATTATGTAGATCCTGCTTATATGATACACTCGTATACGGAAGATCCAAACTTTGAAGATATATATTATGTAGGTGAAGTTAAGGCTGTTACTATAGCAGAAATAAAACAACAGTTTCCTCATATATCAGACGAAGCGTTGTCTAAAATACAGAAATCATATAGCAACCAAAACTATATATACGGATGGGGAGCTTATGACGAAAACACTGTTCAAGTGTTATACTTTGAGTACAAGACCTATATGGATCAAGTGTTTAAGTTAAAGCAAACAGATCAAGGTTTAGAAAAAATACTAGTAAAGACAGACGAATTTAATCCTCCACCAAGTGACAAATTTGACAGGGTTTCAAGAAGTATAGAGGTTTTATTTGAAGGTGTTAAAGTTCTAGGAACTGACATGATGCTAGATTGGAGAATGGCTGAGAATATGACTAGGCCCATGGCGGATACCACTAAGGTAGAAATGAATTACGCTATCTGTGCTCCTAGAATATACAAAGGTAGAATAGAGTCGATAGTGAGTAAGACTATGGGTTTTGCTGATATGATTCAGTTGACTCATTTAAAATTGCAACAAGTAATATCAAGAATGGTACCAGACGGTGTGTTCTTAGATATGGATGGTTTAGCGGAAGTTGATCTTGGTAATGGTACCAACTATAATCCAGCTGAGGCATTAAACATGTATTTTCAAACCGGTTCTGTTGTTGGTAGATCGCTTACTCAAGACGGAGCTATGAATGCTGGTAAAGTACCGGTTCAAGAATTATCATCATCGTCAGGACAAGGAAAGATAGGTGCTTTAGTAAGTACGTATAACTTTTATGTTCAAATGATTAGAGACGTTACAGGTCTTAATGAGGCTAGAGATGGTAGTTTACCAGATAGAGATACATTAGTTGGGCTACAAAAAATAGCTGCACAACAATCAAATATAGCTACCAAACACATTAACGACGCAAGTTTGTATTTAACACTAAGGCTGTGTGAGAACATTTCTAAAAAGCTAGCTGATGTAGTTAGATTTCCTTTAACAGCTGAAGCTTTAAAAAATTCTATATCAACGTTTAATGTTCAAACATTATCCGAAATATCTAACTTAAACCTTCACGATTTTGGTATATTCTTAGATCTTGAACCTGACGAAGAGGAAAAATCACAGCTTGAACAGAATATACAAGTTGCACTGCAAACCGGTGGCATTGATTTAGAAGACGCTATTGACCTTAGGCAGATACGTAATTTAAAACTAGCTAATCAAATGCTTAAGCAAAAACGTAGAATAAAGCAAGAGAGAGATCAAAAAGCATCTCAGGCTAATATGCAGGCTCAAGCTCAAGCAAACGGTCAACTAGCAGAACAGACAGCTATGGCAGAGACTCAAAAGCAGCAAATACTAACTGATCAAAAAATGCAGTTAGAGCAAGCTAAGTCTCAGTTTGAAATACAGCGAATGCAAGCCGAAGCAAGTATAAAAAGAGAGCTTATGGCTGAAGAGTTTAATTACAATGTACAACTGGCTAAAGAAAGATTCAATGGAGAGAAAGGCAAAGAAGGAGATATTGAAGACAGGAAAGACAAAAGAGCTAGAATAATAGGAACACAGCAATCACAAATGATACAGCAGAGACAAAACGATGGAACGCCTATTGATTTTGAATCTACTAACGATAGTTTAGGTGACTTTGGCTTAGAAGCCTTTGGTCCTAAATAATTTTTAATTTTATAATATTATATTATGTCAGAAGTAAATCAGGCCGTAGAGGTCAAGCAAGAAGGTGAGTTTTCTTTAAAAGGTAAGAAAAAAATACCAAAGAAATTTTCCGATACATCGAACAACGAACCAATTAAAGTTGATTTAACAAAACCTGAAGCACAAGGAGAAGTTGTGTCAGATGTTATAAAGGTTGATTTAACAGAAAAAAAAGAAACAGACGCCATTCAAGAGTCAAGCACAGAGAGCCTGGATGCACATGAACCATCCACAGATGGCAAAGAAGTGGGAGAGACACACGCCAAACCCCAAGACATTGCCCAAGAAGTTACAATTCAAGAAATAACTGAAGAAGAGGTAGAAGAAAAAACAACAGAACTTTACGAAGAAGCAGAGCAAGCTGTTAAAAACCAAGTTACACAAGGTGAAGTATTACCTGAAAACATACAATCACTTGTAGACTTTATGTCTAATACAGGTGGAACAATAGAGGATTACGTAAGACTAAATCACGATTACTCTAATGTAAATGAAAAAGTATTACTCAACGAGTATTACAAACAAACTAAACCTCATCTTGAAAAAGAAGAAGTTGATTTCCTTATGGAAGACAATTTTGATTACGATGAGGAGCTTGATGAGCCAAGGGATATTAGAAAAAAGAAATTGGCTTTCAAGGAAGAAGTTGCTAAAGCCCGTAAGGAGCTTGATGCTATGAAGGATAAATACTACCAGGAAATCAAGTTGAGACCTGGTGCTACCCAAGATCAGCAGAAAGCTACGGACTTTTTCAATAGATACAAGCAGCAAGAAGAGAGTGCAAAAACTCTTCAGCAGGATTTTAAAGTACAAACTGAACAAATTTTTAATGATGATTTCAAAGGTTTTGATTTCAGTTTAGGAGAAAAGAAGTTTAGATACAAACTACAAAATCCTTCTGATGTAGGTAAATCACAGCTTAATATAAACAGTTTTGTTTCAAAATTTGTAGACAAAAGTGGAGCCGTGAACGATCCTTCTGGTTATCACAAAGCTATGTATGCTGCTATGAACTCGGATAAAATCGCTAATCATTTTTACGAACAAGGAAAGGCTGATGGTATTAAAAATATCGTTGACTCATCTAAAAACTTAAGTAATGACAAGCCTAGGCAAGTTGCCGATGGAAATGTCTTTATAAACGGTTTAAAAGTAAAATCAATAAGTGGATTAGATTCGTCTAAACTAAAAATTAAAAAACGAAACTTTAACTAATTAAACTTTTAAATTATGGCATTAACACCACAATTTGGTTCGATAGTACCATCGCAGCTGCAACAGCCGCTCGCGAATAACTATCTAACATTTGACGGCGCAGCAGGTGGAAACTTCGCGCAACAATACTTACCTGAACTTTACGAAGCAGAAGTAGAGCGTTACGGAAATCGTACGTTATCTGGATTCTTACGTATGGTTGGGGCTGAACTACCAATGACATCTGATCAAGTAATTTGGTCTGAGCAAAATAGACTACACGTAGCGTATGACAATTGTACGTTTAATAGCGGTGCAGGTACTATTACTATTCCAGTTGCGGCAAACGTCGTTAACGTTGTATCTCCACAGCAAACCATTGTAGTGATGGATGACTTTGGTGGAGAATCAAAGTGTTTAGTAACGGGATCACAAACTGCAACAGGTGTATTAACTGTAGCGCCTTATGGTTCTGCTACATTGGCTACTGAAGGATTAGTTGGCACTGTAAAGATATTTGTTTACGGTTCTGAATATCCAAAAGGAACAAACACTACAGTTGCTGGAACTGGAGCACTAGCGGTAGCGGGTAACGATTATCCTATTCAAACAATAACTCCTGCATTCACTCAGTTTTCTAACAAGCCAATTATCATTAGAACTCAATATTCAATCAATGGTTCTGACACAGCTCAGATCGGTTGGGTAGAAGTTGCTACTGAAGATGGAACAAATGGATACCTATGGTACCTAAAAGCAGAGTCTGAAACAAGACTACGTTTCGAGGATTACCTAGAAATGTCTGTTGTAGAAGGTGAGCAGGTTGCTGCTACATCTACAATTACAGGTGTTACTGGTACAGAAGGTTTGTTTGCGGCTGTTGAAGACAGAGGTAATGTGCAAGTTGGATTCTCTGCTGGAACTGGTATTAATGACTTTGATGATATTCTTAGAAACTTAGATACTCAGGGAGCAATTGAGGAAAACATGTTATTCTTAAACAGAAACACTAATCTTGATTTTGATGATATGCTAGCTGCTATCTCATCTGGAGCTAATGGTGGAACTGCTTTTGGATTATTTGAAAACTCTGAAGAGATGGCATTGAACCTAGGCTTTTCTGGTTTCCGTAGAGGATCTTACGATTTCTACAAAACTGACTGGAAATACCTGAACGATGCTTCTACTCGTGGAGCTATGACTGGACCTGCTTCTATTGAAGGTATGTTAGTTCCTGCTGGAACTTCTACTGTTTACGATCAGATCCTAGGAACAAATATCAGACGACCATTCTTACACGTTCGTTACCGTGCTTCACAAGCCGATGACAGACGCATGAAGTCTTGGTTAACTGGTTCTGTTGGTGGAGCTTTTACTAGCGACCTAGATGCTATGACTGTAAACTTCTTATCTGAAAGATGTTTAGTTGTACAAGCTGCGAATAACTTCGTGTTATTTAAAGGAGTGTAATTACTCAATAATAATTATCCCTGTCTTCGGGCAGGGTTTTTATTTTTTTTTTATAAATTATTTAATTATATTATATTATGGCTAAAAAAGCTGAAGCAAAAAAAGTTGAGGTTGCACCTCAAAAAGAAGTAGTAACAAAAGTTGCTGCTCCAGTAATACCCACAAAACCAAAGTGGGAAATAAAACCTAGAACTTACATTGTTAAAGGTAACAAACAACCATTAACATTAACAATTCCAGGTAAACATACTAGAAAAAGTCCTTTGTTGTATTTTGATAAAGATCAAGTAAAGCAAAGAGAATTAAGATATGCAACTAACATGAACAGTCCTTTTACAGATGAGCAAAAAGGTGAAGCTACGTTAGGGCATATTACTTTTAGAGACGGTGTATTAAGTGTTCCAGAAGAAAATCAAATTCTTCAAAGACTACTTAGTTTATATCACCCACTAAAAGATAAGAAATATTATGAGTTTGATTCTGTTGAAGAAGCAGAAGATGATTTAGATATTATAGAAATGGAAGTACATGCACTTAACACTGCGATGGACATGGACATTGATCAAGCCGAAGCTATACTTAGGGTTGAAAAAGGAAGTGCTGTTTCTACTATGAAGTCTAAAGAACTTAAAAGAGATTTGTTATTATTTGCTAAAAGAAAACCAGGTTTATTTTTAAACCTAGCTAATGACGAAAACGTTCAGCTAAGAAATTTTGGTATAAAAGCTATTGAAGCTTCAATAATTAACTTATCACAGGATCAAAGAACTTTTCACTGGAGTTCAAACGACAGAAAACTATTTACTGTACCGTTTGACGAGAACCCATATTCAGCTTTAGCTGCGTGGTTTAAAACAGATGAAGGTGTAGAAGTTTATAGATCTATAGAAAAAAGAGTATAAACAAGTGATACTAATATATTAGGGTATCATATTAATGGTACCCTGGTGTATTATAATTTAAAAAAGTATGGCTGTAAACGTAAACACTGTATATCAAACAGTACTGTCTATAATAAATAAAGAGCAAAGAGGTTATTTAACCCCTGCTGAATTCAATGAGGTAGGCACTCAAGTTCAATTAGATATATTTGAAAAATACTTTGAAGACCTAAATCAGCAATTAAGAGTACCACAAGCGGATGTTGACTACGCTGACAGGATTATGAATCTTGACGAAAAGTTAGCTATATTTAAAACATTTGGATCAGCTGTATATGACAATACAAGTAATCCAGGGTTATCGTACTTTACTTTACCAACCGTAGATAAATACGGAGCTACCGTAGACTTCTACAGGCTAGGTACTGCAATATACAAAGACGATAGAGGTAATCAAATAGAACTACAAAGATTATCTAGAACAGATTTCTATAATATAGAAAGATCTCCTTTAACAAAATCAACAAAAAGTTTTCCTACGTATTTATACGAGAATAGAGGTAACATAAACAACGCGGGTACAACTATAAATAGTCATTTGCAAAACGTGATATACGTAAACCCAACTAGTATAACAAGTAATATAGAAGTTGATTATGTGAGGAAGCCTATTCCACCTATATGGGGTTTTACTACAGCTGGTAGAGGTCAATACTTATTTAACGGAAATTACTTTGACCCTAGTTTAGGTACAGGTTCTAGAGACTTTGAATTACATGAATCAGAGCAGGTTAATATTATATTAAGAGTATTAGCATATGCTGGTATAATAATACAAGATCCTTCTATAATTCAAATAGCTGCGCAACAAGTTCAAGGAAAAGAGGTAAACAAAAAAAGCTAATAGATGGGAGTTATAAACGAAACTAATCAACAATACTATGCAGGAGCTCAAGGCTTTGTAGTTAAAAATCCTGCAGGTGAAAGCAACTTTACTTTTACCTTTGACACTAATTTAGTGTTTGGATCTTTTGATCCCGCAGAAGTAGACTACGCTTTAAATAACTTTAAGTTATATAGCAGTGCCGATGGTATAACTTACGCAGAATACACAGCTTCTTACACAGTAATTGGTAACACAATAAAGTTAGTTGCTTTGCTTCCTCAAAACGACGTTTTGGTATGTCAGTTAAAGAGATTAGATGGCGGAAGTTATGGTGATAGAGATGCTTTTGGAACAACAACGGAAAGCAACTACGGTAGTTATGAATATATAACTTTAAATAATATTGTAAATAATTTTATAGTAGCTTATGTTGGTGCTGGTAAATTAATACCAAGCGTAAAAAGAACTGACTTAGTTTTTCATGCAAAACGTGCTTTACAGGAATTTAGTTATGATACTTTAAAAAGTGTCAAATCTCAAGAACTTACCATACCACCTAGCTTAAGTGTTGTTATACCACAAGATTACGTAAACTATGTTCGTATGTCGTGGATTGATATGGCTGGTGTACAAAGAATAATATACCCAGCAAACAATCTAACTGACTCTCCTTATAGAACCCCATTGCAAGACTCTAAGGGTATTCCAACTCAAGACAACTTTGGGCAAAATTTACAAGGAACATCGATAACAGAAGAGAGATGGAAAAGTAATAGCCAAGGCGAATTACAAGGAGAATTTAATGCTAGTGTAGACTGGTCTGGTTTTGATTGGGGTTATGGTGGAATGATTAATGAAGGCTATGGCCAATTATACGGTCTAGATCCGCAGTATTCTCAAGTAAATGGCTGGTTCAACATGAACGACAGAGAGGGTAAAATATCTTTTTCAAGTAATTTAGTTGGTAAGCTTATAATACTAGAGTACATCTCTGATGGCTTAGCTTATGACATGGATAGTAGAATACCAAAATTAGCAGAAGCTGCTTTATATGCATACCTATCACACGCTGTGCTGGCTAGTAGAATTAATCAACCCGAATACATAGTACAAAGACTAAAAAGGGAAGCTAGCTCTAAACTAAGAAACGCAAAAATAAGATTATCTAATATAAAGCTTGATGAAATAGTTCAAGTTATGAGAGGTAAATCTAAATGGATAAAACACTAAAATTAAATGGCAGAGTTTAAAAATGTTTTTATAAAATCTAAAATGAACAAGGATCTTGATGATCGCTTGTTACCACAGGGTGAATATAGAGACGCATTAAATATACAGGTCAGTAAATCAGAGTCTTCGGACGTTGGTGCGCTAGAAAATGTTTTAGGTAATAGTAGTTTAATTAATTTTAAAGAAATTATTCCAGGTAAACCTGACTTGGTTTGTATTGGCTATTTAGTTTCTGAAGTTAATTCCTGTGTATTTTTCTTTTTAACAAACAACACCATAATTGGCAATGCAACTGGCGGATATAATAATGACCCGTTGACAGAGCATTATATAGTAAGATCAATAATATCACAAGGGTCGGCTACGCAAAGTGATATATTAGTTGAAGGTAAGTTTTTGAACTTTTGGGAAGGAGCTCCTATATACGGGGTTAATTTGTTAGAAGAGTTATTGTTTTGGACTGACAACAGAAACCAACCTAGAAAAATAAATGTAGATTCAGCACTAAGTGATATTAGTTATTATGTTATAGAAGATACTATCAGTGTAGCGAAGTACATGCCTTACACGGCTCCAATACTTTGGCAAGAAATAAATAACTCTATGGCGGCTGACTTTAATCCTCCTTTTACAGGCGATGGAGTTGGCGAGTATCAAACTACAATGAAAGACGTTGTTAGTGAGAAATATCCTGACGGAAGCCCTGTCGCGGCTGGTGAATTTCAGCCTTACTATGATGACACATATAGAGGGGATCCTGATTACTTAGAAGATAAGTTTGTAAGATTTAGCTATAGGTTTAAATTTGATGACGGAGAATACTCTGTATTTGCACCGTTTACTCAAGAATGTTTTATACCTAAGCAAGACGGTTACTTTCTTTTTCCAGATCAAAACAGCCTAGCAACTAGTGCTCAATTAGACAACAACGACATGTCAGCTTCGTACAGGAGTACTATAGTTGACTTCATGGAGAACAAGGTAAATGAGTTAACTCTTTTAATAGAAATGCCTAAGTGCGGAGACCCGGCGCTACCTCCAACCAGCCTTAATAATGTAGGAAGTCAATTTAAAATAACCGAAGTAGAGATACTTTACAAAGAATCAGACGGTGCTGCTGTTATGGTTGTTGATACTATTAAGATAGAAGCTAACCCATTTACAAAGGTAACTACTAACACGTTATCATATATCTATTCTGGTACAAAGCCTTTTAGAACGTTACCAGAAGATCAACTTACTAGAGTGTATGATAAAATACCTGTCAAGGCACTTGGTCAAGAAATAATAAGTAATAGAGTTGTTTATAGTAACTTCCAAACAAAACACACTCCACCTACAACCTTAAACTACAATGTAGGAACTCAACCAAAAACAACTTTTAATGTTGCCAATGCTAACCCAACCACATGGACAACTAGCATTGTTGAATACCCTAATCACACTTTAAAACAAAATAGAAACTATCAAGCCGGTTTTGTATTATCTGATAGATTTGGTAGAACAACTTCAACTTTGTTATCAAACACAGGGGATGGGGCTGTTGGGAGTGTTAGTAAACTATCTACTGTATATTCGCCTTACAACGAGGGAAATGGTGTTGTAGATATAGGAACATGGCCAGGTGACTCACTTTTTGTTCAAGTAAACGAAACAATAAACGAAATACCTGTAGCGCCGACACTATACCCTGGAACATATATAGGAGATCCAACTTTACCTAACTATAATCCGTTAGGTTTTGAAACATGGAAGGTGGTTGTTAAGCAACAAGAGCAAGATTATTACAATGTATATCTGCCTGGTATACTAGCTTCATATCCTACATTAGAAGATCCTGGATCTCCTGTTTACAAGGAACTAGGTTTAACTTCTCATATGGTTTTACTTAATGACAATATAAACAAAGTACCTAGAGACCTATCTGAAGTAGGTCCTGATCAACAGCAGTTTAGAAGTTCAGTTCAATTATTCGGTAGGGTTCAAAATACAGCTACAACAGCAGCTATTAATCTAACTAACATTGGATTAGTAAACGAGCAATACTATCCTTCAAGATTTTCAGATACAGTTTCTACTATACAAGATGAGGTTACTTTGTTTAACCTTACAGCACCTATTGATTCAGCTGATATAGACGATTTTAAAGGCGCTTTTTACGAAGCAGAATCAAACCCGAGTATAGGTAGAATAAGTACAACTAATCAAATAGGTCAAACAAATCCATTAGCTCCTACGTCACCACCAAATCCTTTGTACTCAATACAAAACCTAGCCGTATATGAGACAGAGCCTGTAGAATCAAAACTAGATATATACTGGGAGACAAGTACGAGTGGTACTATAGAAGATTTGAACGCTCAAGTTATATTAACAGGTGGGCAAACTATATTTGAAATTGTAAACTTTGATTGGTATCTTTCAGAGTACTTTGGTGTACAAACTGCAGCCACATGGGATCCAACTGTTCAAGGATTTCCAGAGCCAGGTAGTAACGGGTTTTCACCTGGGCCAGTAGCTGAATTTAAAAACGGGTATTCAGGAAGATTTAGATCTGTCATAGGTGGAAAAGACGCTGGTACAGGTTCAGAAGATGGTGCTTTTTATTTAAAAGATTTTAGCAATACCGCTATAGCAGAAGTCACTATCATTGATTTCGTAGTCACTGATGGCAACAACGTTGATGTCACCAATGATTTTGCTCTTCTAAAAATAAACGGACTCACTAATCCTGCTGGTGGGGTTGGATACTATACAAACTATAGAAATCAACCTTCAATATCTCCAGGTGCTGATTATGATTCATTTATATTAGTCAATAAAAAACATAGAGTGTATTTACCAAGCAATGGATTAGCTAATGATTTTATTGTTACAATAAAATTTACTGATGATAATAATCCAAACACACCACAACCGGCAACATTTGTTTTTCCAGGTACTAATCAAATTAGCAATACTTCTTTAGAAGATCTTCCGACAATACATGTTGGAGGTGAACAATTAATAGGTAGTGCACCGTTACCTACGTGGGGGCAAATTTCGCAGCCTATAGAAAACTTTTTAGATCCAGCACCGAGTCCTCCATCTGCAGGCTTATTCTATGAATATGGTTACGAAGAAAACATTACTGATTTTGGTTTGGTTAAATTCTACGGAATGAATGGATCTAATAGCAACAACAACGGCGGTATCGGTGTATTGTATCCTAATCAACAAACGCTTCAATGGTCTATAGAGTCTCAACAACAGCCGTTTGTAGGTGACAATGAACCTTCTAATGTTGATATTTTCGAAATAAACGAAATCACTGGTGTGTTACAAGAAAAAATTCGTGGAGCTGGTATTGGGTTATACGCGGTAAAAGTGAGATTAATATCAGATGATGGTTCTCCGGAAGCGTTTTTTACTATTAAAATAACTATAGGTAGAAAAACAGCAAATGGCTCTTTTAGCAACAACCTTACAGAATATCCATTATACTACGACAACAGCTACGTTCTTAGTTTACACAGGACACCTGGCGACGCGTTTGATAGCTTGCCAGGTGGTGGCGGTGGTAGTATAAAAGATACTTTTAAAAGAATATTTCCAGCAGTGTCTGGTCTTGCAACAATACCCGCGGATCTAAATGATAACTTCACTAACGCTAGTAACGGTAGCTATAACTACGGTAATGGTAATGAAGACTTTCAAAAGCTTACTACAAATCAGCCAAATGAAGATGATAATGAAGGGCCGCTAACTCAAGGTACGGGCTATATAGATATAGAAATGCTTATACAAGGTATTGAAACTTCTCCTTTTATGGATGGCTTTCAAACTTCAGAGATATCTTGGGCTATAGAATATAGAAAAATTATTGGCGGTTTTGTACAAGACTGGGAAGCGGCTACAGATATAGAAGGCAATGTACTCTCTTGGAATAATCTTTTAGATGCAACCACTACTACACCTGTAACAAACCCACAACAGTCTGGTGCTAGATTAGATGGAGATGTACCTAGTGGAGGATTCGCAATATATAGTACCTCAACACATTCATCAGCTCATAACCCTCCTGGCGGCAGTGAAGATACTAGGCAAATATACGGAGCTGCGTATCCTACAACTCTAGTGGGAGCACCTAGCTTAAACGATAGTCCGGCTAATTTTGTACAGTATAGAGCACAACAAAAGGCAAGCGCATCAAGCAACCGAACCCCCGAAATGTATTTAGGTAGATGGGTTGCTGTAGGTGAAAGTCCTATTTATGGAACAACTCCTTGTTTTGGTGAGTATAGAATTGTTATACAAAACATCGGTGGTCAATGTGATACTTGCCAAAGTAAAATAGTAGGAAGTCAAGGGAGTCAAGCCTCAAACCCAAACTCGTTATCTGGTAATATAGCTGGGAACCTGAGAATAGGAGATTTTTACTACGACTTAAAACCACCACAAGCTCCTAGATCTTATGCTTACGTAGTTGACACTACTATTCAGGCTGATCAAGCTACCGCTCTTGATAATCCTATGAACAACGTTGTACCCATGTACGCTGAAGAAGGTGTTAATAGATACGTTAGTCAATTTTATACAGACCCTGGTTTAACGCAACTGGTAACAAATGCTACAACTCCTGGATGGAGTGATGCTAGTGTAGGCTATGTATCTTATACAGCCGCAGAAAGTACTGACTCTGCAAATTCTAATGTGCCTTATAGCGCATATACTGTACCCGCAAATCAACCATTAGATGAAAGAGTAGGACCAGTTCTTGCTGCTGAAAATGCAGCTGTAGAAGGTGGTAATTCTCAGTCTGAACAATGGCAAAGATTATGGGCGTGTGAAATAACACCTACTACTGGTAGGAAAACAGAAAGATCATCCGTAGGTAGAACTACAACTTAAGTAAAGCGTTCTTAAAACATGTAATATAATATATAATGGCGTTAATAGAAGTAAAATATTTCAACTCTTTTACCCTAAGGAAGACTATTAAAAATGTAAATCCTAATCCAAGCAATATTAAATGGTTTGGATCAAGAGGTATACCTAGCGTTATAGGTGGCTATGGAAGTTATGGTATACCAGACGAAAGCACTTTAAACTGGGCAATAGAAGAATCAAGAATTAGAGGCGGGTATAATAACACGTCTATTTCTTTTGGGGCTAAAGCTTATTTAGTAGAGGACGAGCCTCAAGGAACTGTTAGAGGCAACGCTATGATATACTCTGGTATATTTAATTCTAGAACAGGCATTAATCAGACTAATCAGTTCTCAGTAGCAAACGACATAACAAAAGCAACTGACCCAGCTAACGGTAGCATACAAAGGCTATATGCTGAAGACAGCAATCTTATTATATTTTCTGAGAAAAAAGTAAGTAGAGCTTTAATAGATAAGGACGCAATATATACCGCTGAAGGAAGTGCCGTGCCTATTACACAGCTTAATTTAGTTATAGGTCAAATAACTCCTTACGCTGGTAATTTCGGTATAGCTAAAAATCCAGAAAGCTTTGCTGTGTATGGGTATAGAAAATACTTTGTAGACAAGAACATGAATGCTGTTTTAAGACTATCTAGAGACGGTATAACAGAAATTTCAAACTATGGTATGATTGATTGGTTTAGAGACAATCTAAGTACTGTAGATTCAGTTAGCTTTGGACCAGGTAAAATACTTGGTGGATGGGATATATACACAAAGCAGTTTACAGTTTCTTTACAAAAGCCAGTCTCTTTAGGAACTACAACACTAGGTGAGTATAACACGCTTCAATTTGACGAAGCGGTATTAGGCTGGCCCTCGTTCTACAGCTTTAAGCCGACTTGGATGTTTAGCTTAGGCGGTAGATTTTATAGCGTATCAAAAGGAAGTGGCGATACTGATATTCTTTGGTTGCACAATGATCCTACATCTGATAGAGCAGAATTCTACAATGAAAAGTACAAATCAAACATAACATTTTTAGTTAATCCAGACGTAAGTAGAAGCAAGGTTTTTAAAACCGTAAGCTACGAAGGTAGCAATGGTTGGGAAGTTACATCTTTTGTGTCTGATATAACAGGTGTTGATAGCATAGAAAACACAGCCTCTAACGTGCCTTTATGGCTACTACCACCACAGACTAGAGATACAACTAATGGTGTATATAGTTACTATGAAGGAGAATATATAATAGATCCTAGAACGGCTGCAACTACATTCAATACAGCTGTTTATAGAACAGATTACGTAAGTGTATTTGGAACTGATGATCCACCTTACAACAGGTTTTACGCTGGGTTTACAAGAAAAGAAAATAAATACTACGCTAATCTAGTAAATGATTCCGTAGCAACGGGAGGCGAGGTTAGGTTTGGTGACCAAATGACAGGCATAAAAGGTTACTACTGTACAGTGGTAATAGAAAACGATACTTACACTAATCCTGGAGGAGCAAAAGAATTATTTGCTGTTAACTCAAACTTTAGCGTAAGCAGTTAAATTAAATCAAATGGAATTACAAGTTAGAAAACTAAAGGAAACTGATTGGGACACTTTAGTGAGTTGGTGGAAATGGTGGAGATGGACAGTTATGCCTAAAGGTTTTTTACCGGACAACGGTACTGGTGGCTTAATGGTATACAAAGAAGATACACCTATCGTCGCTGGATTTTTATATTTTACAAACTCAGATGGCGTACTACTAGAGTGGATAGTGTCTAACCCAGAATATAGAGAGGAAGACCGTAAACAAGCTTTAGAATTATTAATATCTACAGCTGAAGAAACTTGCAGATTAGCAGGTAAAAAATACATGTTTAGTATAGGTAGAAATAAACACCTAATACAAACACATAAGAAACTAGGATGGACTGTAGACGAAAGCTCATCATATGAATTAATAAAAAATATATAAATTATGGCAGCAGTAACCGCAATGGTAGTAGGAGCAGCAGCAGTAGCAGTTGGTGGAGCAATTCAATCTGGTAAAGAGCATAAGAATATGCGTAGAGCTAGAGGTGAAAAAGCTATGGCCGCTTCTAAAGTTCGGTCACTTCAAAACAGTAGACAGACTATAACCAACCCGTACGCAGGTGTTACGTCTTTAGCTAACTTAGCATCGGACTTGTCTGGTCAAATGTCTAATCCTTATGCTAGTCTAGGCGTGGCTACTCAAGCCGCGGAAATACAAATGGAGCAAGCTGATATAGCTTTAGCTAATTCACTAGACGCAATGATGTCTACAGGAGCAAGTGCTGGTGGTGCAACTGCTTTAGCTCAAGCCGCTTTAAGAAGTAAGAAAGGAGTAGCCGCTGGTATAGAACAACAAGAGGCTCAAAACGAAAAGCTTAAGGCACAAGGTGAGCAAAACCTACAACAAAGACAAACACAAGAACAACAACGATTACAGCAAATAGCTATATCTGAGGGATCAAAAGAGCAACAAGCTCAAGCAGCTGGAAACATATTTATGTTTAATGCTGATGAAGATAGAAAGAACGCTGATATATCCTACAATATAGCTAAAGAAACTGGAGCCGCGCAGAGGCAAGCGCAAGCTAGCTCTAATAGAGATGCTGCTACTGCAGGTATATTTACTGGTATAGGTAGTATAGCTAGTGGAGCTCTCTCTGGAGGAGTATTTGAATCATAATTAAAAAATAAAACATGGGATATACTATACCGTCTGGGGATTATTCACTACCACCACTACAAGTAAATGTAGGGGCTGAGCTAGGTAAAAGCTTTGGGTCTGCTCTTGCGAATATGGGAGCTAGAAAAGAACAAAAAAGAAAAGAAGCAGCGCAACTTTTAAAAGATCAAAATGCTACAAAAAATACTATAGCAATTACACAAGCTGAAGCACAGCGAAAGTTTGGTTCTGATTTGCAGAAAAAAGGAGTTTCACAGATTCTTATACAACAATATAGCGACAGAGTTAAGCAGAAAGGAGATGCAGCTATGAAGGCACAGTTAGATATGGCTTTTGGTCAAGAGATGACTGATGAGGAAAGAATGCAGAATGCTAAAACAGTGGCAGACGTAACAAGTTACACCGAGAATACATTAACGCAAATTGGAGCGTTTGGCTCTGATATTGATTTAGTTAATGACACTGATTATGTCGTATACGGTGATGATACAAACGGTGAGCAGTTTGCAAACACTCTTGGCCTGAATGCCTTTAAAGGAAATATGATTGCTTCAGACGCGATTATAAATGGTAATCTAACTGGAGAAGGTAATATAAACGATGTTGGAAGTACAGTATCAATACCTGTTGATAGTCCATTTTGGAATACGGTGAACTCAGAAGGTGGTGCTACTGTTAAGGACCAAGTTGAAATAGGTTTAGATGCAGAGCATGGGCGCATAACACAACAAGAAATTGATGGTAAGCAGTATTACACCTTTACTACAGATATAAACTTAAACAACTATGAAAGCGCTGGTGGAGTAGACTTAGTTCAAAAAAAGCTAAAAACTTTAGAAAGCGATAAAACATTTCAAGAGACGAATCTAATGGACGAGACAGGTGCATGGAGTGAAACGTATATTGACAAAAATCCTATAACTACTTCTAATTTTGAAGTAGATGCAGATAACAAACCAACAGGTTATAAGGTAACAACAAGCTATAATATTTTAGATGTTAATGCGATGATTGCCTCAAAGCCATATCAAGACGGGATAAAAGCAGAATACGATGCTAAGTTTAACTCAAGCGCTAGCCCTCCTATATCTAGATTTATACAGCAAAACTACTTAAGGGAAATAGGATCTTCATTAGATATGAATAGTGAAGAATGGAAAGGTATGACTCCTGACGCTCGAAGAACCGCTGTTATGTCTGGCATTACTGAAAAGCTTTGGGAAAATTATTTTCCTCCGTCTAAAAACAATCAAGGTGATGGAGATTCGCAGGAGCAAATGGTATTAGGTAAGGATACACCTATTGGAATACTAACTCAAGCAAAATCAATGACCAATCCTCTTACCAACCTTAAGTACAGAGAAGGTGATACTATATACTTAATGAAAAACCAAAGAACTCGTATAGATGAGGAAAATACCGATAATGGTAATGACGGTACAAGTATATATCAATTAATAAAAGGTAAGTACAATAAAGCGTTTCAAGCTGCAGAAGGACTAGTGGCTGCTAAAAACACCGCGGGTCTTAAAGCAATTAAAAATTCAATGACAGGAGTACCTTTAACACTTCCAGACGGTAGAGGTAAATATGAGGTTGATGCATCGGGTAATATTAGACTTGTTGCTGGTACTGATCCTAGGCTTTACAAGATTGTAAGTGATGAAATCTTCCTTGAAGCTTTAAACGATGCAATTAAGTCTGAATAAATTAAATATAATTATATGTACACATACAACGGAGAAAATTACACTTTAGATGAAATAAAAACAATCTTAGGTGTTGAAGAAATAACTGACGCTATTATGTCTCAGTATGGTATAACACTGGCTGGAGAAGAAGCACAAGAGATTGTAGATGCTACTAAACCAGATAGTGCTTTTAGTCAGGTAATAGATGGAAAGTCACCTGAGGATTTTCAACAAGTTGCCGCAACGGAGGATGTACCTGCGGTAACTGTAACAGAGGACGCATCCAAGCCGCTAGAGGAGATGCCTACTTCAGAATTGGAATTACAATTGGAAGAAACTTCTTTGGCTATTGCAGAGTTGAACAAAGAACTCGATGATAAAGGTCGTTATAAGCAAAGTAATAGACCACTAACATATAGATTAAGTAAGTTAAAATCAAAAAAAGAAAGAGAAGCTACTCAGTTACAGGTTAGATACACTAATGCTGATAAAATAGATTTTAGTAATGCAGAATTTGTTACTAATCAACTTGAAGATAGAGTTGTTACAGAAATGAGAGCTGAGCACGGGTATCCTTACTTGAACGTAGAGGCTACAGGTGCTGGTAATGAAATTGTAATTAAAAATTACTTAGGTACTGGTAAGAATATAAATGTAAAACTAGATGGCAGTGAAGAGTCTAAGAAAGTTTTTAAAGATCTTAATGATTATGATAAAGCTTTAACAGACAGTTCTAGAGTAGAGTTAACTATGGAAAGCTCTTTAAACAGATCATTTAAAAACAACGACATAGTACCCTTAAACAAGGTAATAAAATCTTCAGGTTACGAAATACAGCAAGTAAAAACGCCTGGAGAAGAAGTTGTAGTTGTACCTGATGCAAAATACCCTATTACTGATTATACTCCTGCTACATATGAATACTCTTTAACTAAAGATGGCGTAACTATTGCTTCTGATATAAATGGTATTAGTGATATATTAAAAGGAGATAAAAAACTAGAAGGAGCAATTGTTCAGGAAGCTTATGATTATCAAGAGCTCACGCTAGAAAAACGAGCTCAAGCTTTTGATGAACAAAAAGAAATAATAACAAAAGATCCAACAACGACTGTTGATTATTACGAAGATGGTTCTTTTGAAAAAGATATTATTAAAGCAATTCAAGACAAAGGATTAGACTTGAGCCCTGAAGAGATTCAAACAGTGCAAGATTATTTTAAATCTATAAATGCACGTGTTGGTGGAGTAGAAGTTCAAGAAGGTTCTGTCATGGAGCAATTTTCTTCACTGCTAAAAGTCGCGGATAAAATGGGGTTTGTTGACGAAGGATCTAGCAAAAACTATATAAGCGATGAGAAAAAAGTAGAGATATATAGAAACCTATCTGGCTTACCATCAGAAATAATTGAAAAAATAAAAGCTAGTGGTTTTTTACCAACAGTTAAGAAAAAGGTTGCTGAAATAGCATATCAAAAAACTTTAGAAAAATCAGAAACTATATTTGAGGATCTTATAAAAGCAGAAGGCGATCAAGAAACAATACAGCTTGCTCAAAGATTTATAGGTGCTGAAAGAAGTGATGTTGTTAAATCTCTTGAAACAAGGGCAGATAAAGTAGTAGAACAGAGAGAAAAACAAGCTACTATATTCTCTGCACAAGCAAAGAACATAATAGAAAACGTGGCTCCTGAAGGTGCTAAAATTGGCTTAATGGCAGCTGGTGGATCTAGTCAAATAGGTTTACAGATAGATAGAGAGTTAACTAAAGAAGAGCAAAAGCAGTTTGATAAGGCCGCTGATATGTTGATGGCTTTGCAATATAGTATAGATCTTTCACAAAGCGATTACGTTAAAACAATTAACAATATTCAAAGAGATTTTCAAATATATGCTGCTGAAGACAAAGGTATAGATCAAGGACTTTTTAATACATCATCAAAAGAATATGGATTAGACAATCTATTAGTTAAAGATATTAACGATAGTTTTGCTGGTTTTTTACTATCTGTACCTACATTACTGGATAGTGACTGGGCAAACCTTGAGCAACAAAAAATAAATCGTAAAAACAGTTACTATGAAACGGCTAGAGCTTACGACGATGGAGATTTTGGTAGGTATGTTCTTAGAACAACCGCTCAGCAGTCTGCTAACATAGTCGTTGCTATAGCAACAGGTGGGGCCGGTAGTGCTTTAAACTTAACTAAAATGGGTACTCAATTAGCTATTGGTACTGTATTTGGAGTAAGCAGTGGTACTCAGACGTTTAGAGATTTATCAAGCCAAAATACTATATATGACCTAGCTAAGCTTAGAGGAGAACAAGCCACACGTGCTAAAACAGAAGGCATTATAGGTGACTATGAGTATACTCAAATAATGCAAGACGTAAATAACACTCTTGCTATGGGTAGGTTATCTAACACTCAAGTTATGGGCGCATCGTTCACTAATGGTGTAATAGAAGGCTCTGTTATGACGTTGATTGGGCAAGCACCAAACACATTAAAACTTTTAAAAAACTTTAAGACTCCTACTCAGATAGCTGAGATTTCAAAGAACCTATTCAGCAAGTATGGTAGAGTTGGGCAACTATATAACTACATAGGGAAGCCACTTGTTACGAGACCACTTGGTGAAGTTGTAGAAGAGGGTGCCGTGTATGGTCTTCAACAATACATTACAGAGTACGGTATATTAG